CGAAAGCCACTCGGAATGGTTAGTACCACTCCTGTCATTCAGAAAGTAAGAACATCCTTTTGAAGGAGCACTTATGATATACCTGGATGCGATGTGGGGAATTCCAAGAACTGCAAAAGTTAGTGGAAGGATCCACAAGGTTCCTTTTGGAGTTGAACTACCCTCTAAATTCTGTGATTTCATTACCTCCTGGATAGTTAACAATGGAGAAGAATGGACTGCCAAGCGACTTAAGGATTTAAGCCTTTGGGCTATCCACGTTTTGGCAGGAAACCAAAACTTTTCAATTCCATGGTTTGCAACTACCAGATACATGGGGTATTTGATACCAGAGCTCGATATCTTTAGATTTCTTGTTAGTCACAGACGTCACCCTAAACAGGTACGCCTTGTGTTAACAGTCTTAAGATCGTACAGGCTAAAGACTTGGGGGAGACCGTCTTTGGAGTCGGTCACGGCCCCATCATCATCCAAACCTATAGACAACTATGTCAGACTATTTAGACAGTATGTTGACCTTCCGCGAGTTCCGAATTCAGTATTGGAACGGACGGAATCGGTAAACACACTTAAGTCTTATAGTGATGACTTGGGAAGAACCCATCCTGGCCCTTATGGATTACTGGATTTCGACTTTCCAGCTGAAATTCAGTTTCTCTATGAGGACATGAACAGGGATCCGCAGGTCTTAGGTCGGTTGGTGCCTATACCAGACAAAGGAAAGTGGAGAGTTATCTTAGTAGGCCATTGGGCAATCCAATTGAAGACCAAGAAATTGGCCGATTGGTTGCGCAAATGGCTCTGGAGTCTTCCAGAAATAGCATCTGGAGATCAAGGGAAGATGTCAAGATTCATAATATCTGGACTGGAAAGCCAGAAGTTTATGTTATCTATCGATCTCTCCCAAGCTACAGATCGTCTATCTAGGGATATCCAGATCCAACTACTTATCTCAATGGGTGTTCCAAAAAGTTACTTCAACTTCTTCAATAAACCTGCCATCTACCGAAGGGGAGATTTCTCTTCCTTTGGAGGGGCAAGTTTGGAACAAGTTTGGTACTCAAATGGGCAACCCATGGGACTTTTCATCTCTTTTCCTATGTTCGAGCTTCTCCATTACGTCATCTTAAAAACAGTAGTGGCTACAACTGATGCCACCTTCTGTATTTGCGGTGACGACGTCATGATATCTTGCAATCACGGAGATCACCAAGAACTTTTCGAAAGATACCAAACCTTAATAGAGCGGTTTGGCGGTGAAATCTCCTTAAGGAAGACGATTGCGTCGAACAAGCTTGCTGAAGGTGTGGGAGCTATCTTTCTAAAGGGCTATCCTAAAGAATTAAGGATACCCTCGGGAAAACTTTCCGCACTTGAAGCTTCTAGTCCAGGCACCTGGTTGCATAAAGCTATTAAGGATGAGACTTGTGTTGGTAGAGCAATTCACTATTCTTGGTTATCAACCCAGGAATGGAAGGAATACTCATATTCCAACAGGAGGGCTCTGAATGAACGTTTAATGCTTGAAGACCTTAGTGACTGGTCAGAAGAAGCTGTTCGGTCCTTAGCCGATCATGAATCTTTCCCTATGCGTTGGTATTCCTGGGAAGAACCACCTACTGGTATCGGGCTGAATAATCCCGTATTTCCAGAGGATGAGGAACTCACCGACTATCCGATTGAAATTGCAAGAAGTGCAATATCGTACAGATGGATACCACCGTGGAAGTATCATGATTCTTTAGTAAGTCACAAGCTTATTTCCCTCTACAAAGAAAGAAAAGGGAGAGCTAATGAAACCCAAAGAACTACAGGTCCGTAAGCGAACCTATACTCGTGATGAACTGAACATCCTCTTGCTGAAAGAGGCTTTCGAAAGGGATCTCTCTCTATTCGCTAGCCTTCTACAGAAGAAAGAGGGTTTCTTTGAAGAGCCATTCATCGGAGACGGCTGGACCTTTACAGTTGTCCATACCGGTACGACTCGTGAGCTGTTCATCAACCTTCCTGCTTCTAATAAGAAGAACTGATAGAGCAGATGTTTAAGGCCCAGTCAAAATGGTGCTTTGAACTGTTGTGTCCTCGATGTTATCGATGTACACAAGCTCTCCAGTAAACATGGAAGCGTAGTTGCGGTCAAGTGGACCGAACCAGCGACCTTTTAGCTGGTGGTTAAACTCGC